AAAGAAAAAAAAATGAAAAATAAAATTTTTGAATTATATAAACCAAAATCTTTAGCAGAGTTTTTAGAATTTTCTAAAACAAATCCTGAAGAAAGATTTGTGTATGTATTACAACATCCACCTGCAAATATAAATGTATTAAGTGCATCTGAATTTGGTTATTTAGTAATTTGTTTACCTAACTATGGTCCTGAATCACAAATAATTTTTAGTTCTGGTCCTTTTGTTTTTAAAATGCAAAAAAACTTAAGAGACTTTAGACAAAAAGATTATGTGTTATTGACTGGTGATCCAGCAATAATAGGTATTTCTTGTGCAATAGTTAGTGATCAAACAAATGGTAAATTTAACCTCTTGAAATGGGATCGAAGAGAGTTTAAATATTATCCAATATCATTCGATCTATATCAGAAAGGAGAATAAAATGAGTGATGATGTAAAAATAGAAACGTTTACAGGTAGTGGTACATTTAATATTACTGATGCGTTTGAGGAGGATAAAGAAAAGATTGTAGAAAAAGCAGACATAGAATCTTTATCTATTCATGTAGAAAAACTAGTTGAACTAGAACAAAGAATAGCTACTTCAGAAGAGGTAACTAAAGACTTAAAAAGTCAATATGATAAAATTAGTTCAGAGGTAATTCCTAATATATTAGCAGAACAAGGATTTAAATCTCTGAAACTCGCTGATGGATCTTCATTAGAAGTGAATAAGAAGTACAGTTGTACTCTTCCTAAAGATCCAGTTAAAAAAGAAGCAGCGTATAAATGGCTTCGAGACAACGGGTTAGGTGATCTTATTAAAAATGAGGTTGCTGTAACTTTTGGTGTCGGAGAAGATAACAAGGCGGAGCAATTGCTTAACCTTGCGGTCAACAATGGTTATGAACCTCAACAAAAATCTAAAGTTGAGCCAATGACATTGAAGGCCCTATTTAGGGAGCGTATCGAGGCCGGCCTCGATATGCCTTCCGATCTTTTTCATTTGTTTGTTAAAGATGAAACTAAACTTAGCCGGAAATAGGAGAAACATAAATGGCGACTAACGAAGCGAGAACGGTGAAAGAAGAACAAAGAACCGTGACTAAGATGAAAGAGAATCTACCTAGTGCAGATCTCTTTGAAGCAGATGCCCATGAAGGGTTTGATAATATGGATCAGCAAGACCTTGCTCTTCCATTTTTAAGAATCCTTGGACAACTGTCACCACAAGTAAATAAACGTGATGCAAAGTATGTAGAAGGTGCTGAAGCAGGTATGATCTACAATACTGTGACTAACGAACTTTACGATGGTGAAAAAGGAATCAATGTAATCCCTTGTCATTATAAAAGGGAATATATTGAATGGACTGATAGAGGAGAAGGAACTGGAGCACCAGTTGCAGTTCACTCAGCTACAAGTCCTATTATTCAAGAAGCAACTAGAGATTCAATGGGTAAAGACCGATTGAAGAATGGTAACTATCTTGAAAACACTGCATCGTACTTTGTAATGATTTGCAAAGAAGATAGCGCAGAAACTGCATTGATTACAATGAAATCAACACAGTTAAAAGTAAGTAGAACTTGGAACTCCATGATGAATGGATTAAAGATTCAAGGTAAAAATGGTCTATTTACTCCACCTATATTCAGTCATGTGTATAGTTTAAGAACTGTACAACAATCAAATGACAAGGGAACTTGGTTTGGTTGGACTGTTAATAAAGTGGGTGCTGTCAGTAACAGAAACCTATACGAGCAGGCAAAAGGCTTCGCACAAAGTGTGAAGAAGGGAGATGTTCAGGCGAAACATACCCAAGAAGAGAAGAGCACTGGATCGGATTCAACTCCGTTCTAGTATGGAGGGGCCCCAAAAGGGGCCCCTTTTCATTTTATGTTTGTAAAGAAAGGAAAATATGATAACTAAAACAAATAAATTCAAATCAATATTCGAAGGACTCACAATCGCTTATGGTCAATACCAAAAAGGCGATAGAGATGAAAATGGTAAACAAAAAGGAAAGGCATTCATTGTTCGAAAAAATGTTAGCGATGATTTGTGGCAAAACCATTTACAAGGTGAAGGTCCGGCTTTGGGCATTATCCCCATTAATGAAAATAATTTATGCAAGTGGGGCTGTATTGATATTGACGAATATGATTTTGACCACGCTGGCTTCATACAAAGCGTACGTTCAGCTAACTTCCCTTTAGTAGTTTGCCGTAGTAAATCAGGCGGCGCACACGTATTTTTATTTACAAAAGATTTTATTCCTGCATCAGTCATGCAGGCAACTCTTAAAAAGATGGCAGCAACATTAGGTTATGAAGGTTGTGAAATATTTCCTAAACAAACAGAAATACTCGTGGATCGTGGTGACACTGGTAATTTTTTAAATCTTCCATATCACAATGAAATGAAAGGATTGCGTTATGCAATTAAAGACGATGGAAATGCAGCAACATTAGAAGAATTCTTTGAATTATATGACAAGTATGTACAAGAAGAATTAAAAGAAATTAAAGCAGAAAAAATAAAAGTTGTAGAAGCATTTAAAGATGGACCACCTTGTTTAAATAAATTAGCTAAAGATGGTTTTGGAGAAGGTTCGAGAAATAATTCATTATTTAATATTGCGGTTTATTTAAAACAAGCAGCACCAGATATTTGGGAAGATGAATTAGTAAAAGCAAATCAAAAATATATGATACCACCATTAAGTAATGGTGAAGTACAAATGTTAATTAAATCTGTAAATAGAAAAGGATATGATAAATATAGATGTAAAGATGCTCCAATTAATTCTGTATGTCAATCAGGTTTATGTAGAATGAAAAGATTTGGAGTAGGTTTTGGAGAAGAAGATATACCACAATTAGGAAATTTAACAAAGTATGCATCTAAACCACCACAATGGTTTTTAAATGTAGGTGATTCAAGAATAGAATTAAAAACAGAACAATTATATAGTCCAGCATTATTTGCAATAGCATGTTTAGATCAAGCAAATTTAATTGTACCAATAGTAAAACCAAAAGATTGGAAACAATATTATTTAAAACCATTAATAGATAATGGTTTGCAAGAAGTAGAACCTTTAGAATCATTAGATCCAGTAAATCAAATAACTTCTTTATTACAAGATTGGACTACCAATAGACAATCAGCAAGAACAATGGAGGATATATTTAATAAACTTCCATATACAGATAAAGATTCAGGATTTACATATTTTAGAATGGAAGACTTTTATACTTTCTGTAAGAAAAATAACTGGGAAACAGATAAAACTAGAACAGGTAATTTAATTAAACAATTAAGTTGTTTTGTAGGTGAAGTTAGAGAAGAATTAAAAGGTGGTACACCTAGATTAATTAAAATTAAAACTATGAAAAAAATAAAAATATCAACTACAAAGGAACCATATCAACAGGATAATTTTTAATGTTTGATAATGATGTTGGAGCTAATTGGCATTTGAGATTTCGTTTAAAGATTGAAGAATTACAAAAGGAAAATGATAAACTTAAAACACAGAAAAATATACTAGAAAGAAAATTAAAAAAATATGAAAACAATAATATTAGGACCACCTGGAACAGGGAAGACAACAACATTGTTGAACCTAGTGGATCAATTTATACAGCAAGGGATAAGACCTAAACAAATAGGTTATTTCTCTTTTACAAAAAAAGCTGCAACAGAAGCAGCAACTAGAGCTGCTGATAAATTTTCATTAGATTTAGATAATGATTTAGAAAACTTTAGAACTTTGCATTCTTATGCATTTAAAATGTTAGGAATGACAAAAGAAAAAATGATGTCAGTAGATAATTATAAAGAGTTTGGACAAAAATGTAATATTCCAATTAAGACTGCAAGATATTCTTCTGATGATGGTACATTTAATTCTGATAATGAATATTTAACTATTATTAATACAGCTAGAGTAAAGAGAATGGATCTATTAGATTATTATGATTCAAGAAGAAATATATTAGATATAGAAAGAGATACTTTATATTTAATATCAGAAGAACTTAAAAGATATAAAGAAGAAAAGAAATTAAAAGATTTTACAGATTTAATAGAAGACTTTATTGATCAAGATTTAAAATCACATTTTGAAGTATTGTTTATTGATGAAGCTCAAGATTTATCTTTATTACAATGGGAAATGGTTAGAAAGATTTGGAACAATGCAAAGAAAACTTACATAGCTGGTGATGATGATCAAGCTATATTTAAATGGGCCGGTGCAGATGTAGATCATTTTATATCATTAAAAGAAGAAGTAGATGATATTAAAACATTAGATCAATCTTATAGAATACCAGGTGGACCAATACATGATTTATCTAAAAAAATAATAAGTAAAGTACAAAATAGATTTGATAAAGAATATAGACCTAGGGTTGAGGAGGGTATTTTGAAAAGATATTCTGATGTTACTCAGGTAGATATGTCTGAGGGAAATTGGTTAGTACTTTCCTCCGCTAACCATTTCCTGGAAGACGTAAAAGAATTGTGTGAATTAAGAGGATGGTATTATCAATACAAAGGACATAATTCTGTTAAATTAAAATTATTATTAGCACTACAAAATTGGGAACAATGGAGAAATGGTGGTTTATTAACTCATATAGAAATAAAAAATATTTATGAATATTTAGGAACCAATGTAGCAAGTGGTTTTAGAACAGGAAAATTATTTCATTCCGAAGAAAAATATACATTAAAGGAATGTCAGGAAAAATACGGTCTTCTTACAGATAAAGTTTGGTATGAATCTTTTGAGGGTTTAGATACATTAACTGAAAATTACATTAGAAATATGAGAGCTAATGGTGAGAAGATAAACACAAACCCTAGAATAACAATGTCAACAATACATGGAGCGAAAGGAGGAGAAGCAGATAAAGTATTGATATTACAAGATTTAACTAATGCAGCTATAGAAACATTTCAGCATGATCCTGATGAATTACATCGATTGTTTTATACTGGAACAACTAGAGCTAAAAAAGAGTTACATATTGTAGATCCAAAAAACTTTGATCGTGCTTATTTAATATGACAAACAAAGATATCTTTAAAGGAGTCAATTATGATTCTTTAGAAAAGCAGGTAGGCGGGAAACATTACAAGTCTATGAAAATTCAACCTGCACATTTTATAAATGAAAACAAGTTGCTTTTTGCAGAAGGCAACGCTATAAAGTATATTTGTAGACATTCAAATAAAGGAGGAGAAGAGGATATAAAGAAAGCTATACATTATTTAGAAATGATCCTGGAAAGGGATTATTCATGAACTTTATGATGTTAATAACTATAGTTGTTTTAATCCAATATTTATCATGAAAGAAACTATTATAAAATTTAGTGAAAAGATTGCTTCTATGCATGAAAGATTTTTTACTTATTTAGCTAAAAAATCTAAGACAAGCTTTTTATTTACCCTAATTTTAATATTTATGGCTCTGTATGAAATAGTAGAACATTTCATTATACCTGCTTTATTAATTTGGTGGGGTATTAAAAATGCCTAGAACAATACAACCACCTTTATTTGCACCTGAAACAGAATGGGTGATGCCTGATGAATTAAAAGATTTAACAGGATACAAAGAAATTGCAATTGACTTAGAAACCTGTGATCCAGAGTTAACTACTTTAGGATCGGGGAACGTGGTTGGAAGAGGACACATTGCAGGAATTGCTGTAGCTGTAGAAGGTTGGTCCGGCTATTATCCAATAGGTCATGAACACGGTGGCAACATGGATAAGAGATTAGTTTTATCTTGGTTGCAAGATTTACTAAAAAAAGAAGATGTAACTTTTATATTTCATAACGCAATGTATGATGTGTGTTGGTTAAGATCATCAGGTCTTATTATTAAAGGTAAGATTGTTGATACCATGATTGCAGCATCATTAATAAATGAAAATAGATTATCTTACAGATTAGATTCACTTGCAAAAGAATATGTTGGTTTAGGTAAAGATGAAAAAGTTTTACAAGCAGCAGCTAAAGAATATGGTTTGGATGCTAAAAAAGATATGTGGAGATTACCTTCTTTGTATGTTGGTCAATATGCAGAGAAAGATGCAGAAGCAACTTTAAAACTTTGGCAAAGATTACAAGCAGAGATTTATGCACAAGAATTAACTTCTATATTTGATTTAGAAACAAGATTGTTTCCATGTCTAGTTGATATGAGATTTAAAGGTGTCCCTGTGGACCTCGAAAAAGCTAATAAAATCAAGGCTAATTTGATGTCTCAAGAAAAAATTATACTTCAAAAAATAAAAAAATTAACTGGTATTGATGTAGAGATATGGGCAGCGGCTTCTATTGCAAAAGTATTTGATAAATTAAAATTGCCTTATGACAAAACAGAAAAAACTGGTGCACCTAGTTTTACAAAAAACTTTTTAGCAAATCATCCAAATGAAATTGCACAAGATATTGCAAACGTAAGAGAGATTAATAAAGCACACACAACTTTTATTGATACAATTACTAAGCATGCAGTTAAAGGAAGAATACACGCAGATATAAATCAAATACGATCTGATGATGGTGGTACAGTTACAGGAAGATTTAGTATGTCTAATCCTAACTTACAACAAATTCCGGCAAGACATAAAGAATTAGGACCAATGATTAGATCTATTTTTATTCCTGAACAAGATTGTAAATGGGGTACATTTGATTATTCACAACAAGAACCAAGAATTTTAGTACACTATGCTAAGTTACAAAATTTAACTGGAGTAGATGAAATTGTAGATGCATATAAAAAAGGTGATGCAGACTTTCACCAGGTTGTTGCAGACATGGCAGGTATTGAACGTAAACAGGCCAAAACAATTAATTTAGGTTTAATGTATGGTATGGGTAAAAATAAATTAATGGCTGAACTAGGTTTAATGAAAGATTCAGCTGAAAAATTAATTAGACAGTATCATTTAAGAGCGCCATTTGTAAAACAACTCATGGATGATGTATCGCGGAAAGCGAATGATGCAGGAAAAATTAGAACTTTACTAGGTAGAGCATGTCATTTTGAGTTATGGCAACCTATGCAATTTGGTATTAATAAACCATTACCATTAGAACTTGCTAGAAAAGAATATGGAGAGCCTTTAAAACGTGCATTTACGTACAAAGCTTTAAATAGACTTATTCAAGGATCTGCGGCTGATATGACAAAAAAATCTATGGTATCTTTGTATGAAAATGGTATAATCCCGCACATTCAAATTCATGATGAAGTCGATATTTCAATTGAATCTGATAAAAAGGCGGAAGAGGTTATACAAATAATGGAATCTGCTATTCAATTAGAGGTTCCTAATAAAGTAGATTATGAACACGGTAATAATTGGGGGGAGATTAAATAGGAGTATGAATGGCTTATTTAAATGCAAACATTCCACCAATTTACTGCAAAGTAAGGAAGGAGTATTTATATGATCTTAAAGAACATCAGGGAGAGTCTAGTGACTGCGTTATCTTTGGTCTTAGCTCTATATCAGGAAGGGCGCTCTTATTTCACATTATGTTACCGAATGGTGCATGTTATTGGCGTTTGCCTATCTCAGCGTTTTTCCAAAAATCATACGATAGAGCCTCTGTGCCGGATATGCAGGCGAACGAGCTACAGTTGTGGAACTGTTTTAGTTATTGGCCTAGTATTCATTGCTTTGATTGGCTGGCTAGTGTAGACGGCAAATATCTAGGAAAAGATAAAAAATTTTATCACGGGCAATATCTTTTTACTATTGACTGGGCACACCCAGAGACTAATATACTAAATGTCGAACATTCTGAAATACCTCAAGAGCACAAGTGTGCACATGTACTGGCTCTTGCTAACGGCAACTTTGCAGCTCAGCCTAATAATCGCATTTTGTGGCATGTTAATTCATACACTACTGATAACAGCTGGCCTGACTATAAAGTACAAAACACTGTCTGGGATGTTGAAGGTTCGGACTGGGTTACAGAAGATACTGACAAAATGTTCTATGGAATAGAAACAAAGGAGGATAAATGAACTTTAAATGGGATTTAAAAAAGCAGTTAGATGAAAAAAGAAAAGCTGAATCTGCTGCAGCTCAACTTCGTAAAAGAAGTAAAGAGTCTATTGCTAGACCAAAAGCGACCAAAAACATTACATCAAATGATCCAAGACTACAAGGTATATAATGGCTAAAAAATATTGTGATTACTGCGGACATAGATGTCATTGTGAAGGACAGGGGTTTTATGTTGATATGGATCAATGTGATTCATGCGATTGTTCTAATTGTAT